GCTTGTTGGCACGGATACACTCAAAAAGGAATGAAAAAGAAAGGTAAAAAAATGGTGCCTAATTGTGTACCTAAAGACAAAAAGAAAATGGCCGATGGTGGTTTAACAACTGTATCTGGTTATACACCAGTTTTAGGAAATAATGAATTTGGTTACCCTAGTGGGGGAATCATGGTTAGGAAAGGTTAAACAATGGACGGAATGCAAATAGTCTATAAGTTAAAAAAAGAAGTAACAGAATTGTCTGATAGTGTGTCAGATATTTTAATCAATGGTGAAGTTGACAATTGGGATAAATATCAATATATGGTAGGACAGTTAAAAGCATATCAACAAATAAATCAGGAAATCTCTAACCTGCTTGAAAATAAGGAGCAAGATGAAAATGAAGGAACAGTCGTTAAACTCAACACCGAAAATTAGTATCCCAGATACATCATTAGTCGGTTTAAAAAAATCAGAACCAGAAAAAGAAGTAACAGAAGAATCAACAAAACTTCCAATGCCTACAGGTTGGAGACTTTTAGTTTTACCTTTTAAAATGAAAGAGAAAACTAAGGGTGGAATTATTATGAACGATTCAACATTAGAGAAACAACAAGTTGGTTCTCAGTGTGGTAATGTTTTAGCTGTTGGACCAGAAGCATACAAAGGAAAGAGATTTGAGAACTCTGGCCCTTGGTGTAAAAAAGGAGATTGGGTAATGTTTGCACGTTACGCAGGTTCCAGAATAAAAATACAAGGTGGTGAAATACGTCTGCTAAACGATGACGAAGTTTTAGCAACAATCGAGAATCCAGAGGATATCTTGCATGAATATTAAACCAACAAACATAGGAGATAACTATGCCAACTGAAGATGATAAGATCATTGATTTACCTACAGATGGTCCAGGTGCAGAAGTAACTTTACCTGAAGAAAATGTAGTGCCAGAAGTAGTAGTTCCAGAGGTCAAACCTGAAGGTGAAGTAGAAATAAAAGAAACACCACCAGTAGAAGAAAAACCAGCAGAATTAATTACTGAAAAAACACAAGAGCCAAAAAAAGAAGAACCTAAAGCAGAATTAGAAGAATATAGCGAAGGCGTTAAAAAAAGAATAGCTAAGCTTACTAAAAGAATGCGTGAAGCAGAACGTCAAAGAGACGAAGCTACAAAATACGCAAAGTCTGTTAACACAGAACAAAAATCTCTTAAAGATAGATTAGCAAAAATAGATAAAGGTTTTGTTTCAGAAATGGAAAACAGAATTGTTTCTGGAATTGAAGCAGCTCAATCTAAACTAGCTACTGCAAGAGAAAATAATGACTTAAAAGCAGAAGTAGAAGCTTCAAAAGAAATTGCTAAATTAGGTTATGAAGAAGCTAGATTAGCTGAAATGAAAGTTAAACAAGCTGACCAAGAACAGAATGTAAAAGTACCATTAAAACAACCAATTATTCGACAAGAACCAGACTTACCAAAACCCGATGCAAGAGCAACGGAATGGGCAGATAATAATGCTTGGTTTGGAAAAGATGAACCTATGACTTATACAGCTTTTAGTTTACATAAAAAGTTAGTAGAAGAAGAAGGTTACGATCCCCAATCTGATGATTATTATGTGGAATTAGATAGAAGAATAAAGCTTGAATTCCCCCATAAATTTGATAAGGTAACAGAACAACCGACTAAGCCCACTCAAACAGTAGCTTCTGCTACTCGAGGAGTAAATAGAGCTGGTCGCAGAACTGTGACTCTCACATCATCACAGGTAGCAATTGCTAAAAAATTGAATGTGCCACTTGAAGAATATGCTAAACAAATAAACATAGAGGAGTAAAATGCATATGAAAAATAATGAAACTAAAGTAACTGAAGAAATTAAAACGGAGGTTACAGAAGAAGTAGTAAGAGACTCCCGTGCGTCCGAAGACAGAAACGCTACAGCGAATGAAGTTGTATGGACACCACCCTCATCTTTAGATGCTCCACCTGCGCCGGATGGATTTCATCATAGATGGATAAGATCAGAAAGCTTAGGCTTTGACGACAACAAAAACATTACTGGTAAATTAAGATCAGGATATGCTTTAGTTCGTGCGGAAGAGTACAAAGATTCTAATTATCCAATTGTTGAAGACGGCAAATACAAAGGTGTCATCGGAGTAGGAGGTCTGTTGCTGGCCAGAATACCAATAGAGATCGCCAAAGCACGTCAAAAATATTATAGCGATAAAGCTAAAGATAATGACGATGCCGTTAAAACCGATCTGCTAAGGGATCAGCACCCGAGCATGCCTATCAGTTACGATAGTCGCTCTAGCAAATCTTTCGGTGGTAAGTAAAAGTTTTTTAACAATTACGACCCAACGAATTTAAATTAACCTGTAGTTAGAAATAACTACTAAAGAACAGAGGAAACAATTATGGCTAACCAAGACGCAGCTTTCGGTCTTAGACCGTTAAAAACTGTTGGACAGCAAGATGATTCCACTGGAATGAGTCAATATAATATAGTACCTGGTGATGCATCGGTAATATTTCAAGGTACAGTCGTTAAGGCTGTAGCTGGAGGTTATGCAGATCTAGCCGCAGACGGCGATGGTGCTAACCTTGGCGCATTTTGGGGATGTTTCTATGATGACCCAACAACACAAAAACCTACGTTCAAAAACTTCTATCCTGGTGGAATTACTCCAGCAAATAGTGGTGCAATTGAATGTTTTGTGTACGACTCTCCAATGCAAATGTTCGAAGTACAATCAGATAATGCTGGTGCTTCAGCACAAGCAGATGTTTTTTCATCAGCAGATACTGTTGGAAACGCAAATGGGAGTACATTAAATGGTGTATCTAGTATGGAATTAGATGATTCTGATATTAGTGCAGCACTAAAACAACTAAAAATAATCGGACCGTCAAGAGATCCAAAAAACTCAGATATTACTTCTGCCAATGTAAATTGGAGAGTACAATTATCTGAACACATTTTGGCTCCTGCTACGGCCGGGGTATAAGGAGTATAAATTATGGCTATATCACGACAACAACTCGTAAAAGAGCTTGAGCCAGGTTTAAACGCCTTGTTCGGCCTTGAGTATAAAAGATATGATTCTGAGCATGAAGAAATTTATGCAAAAGAAACATCAGACAGAGCTTTTGAAGAAGAAGTGATGTTATCTGGCTTTGCTAATGCTTATGTAAAACCTGAAGGTTCTGCAGTTGCATTTGACAACGCACAAGAAACATACACTGCAAGATACACAAATGAAACTGTGGCTCTTGCATTCGCTTTAACTGAAGAAGCAATGGAAGACAACTTGTATGATAGACTTGCGTCTAGATATACAAAAGCTTTAGCTAGATCTATGGCAAACGCTAAACAGATTAAAGCAGCTACACCACTTAACCAAGGTTTACCACTTGTGGATAACTTTGATTCAGGTGATGGCGTTTCTTTATTCAACACAGCTCACCCAACGATCGCAGTTAACGTTTCTAACACGCTTACTACACCAGCGGATTTAAACGAAACTTCATTAGAACAAGCGATGATTGACATTGCTGGAATGACTGATGAAAGAGGTTTAAAAATTGCAGCTAGAGGAATGAAAATGATTGTTCCTTCTGAAAATCAATTTAACGCTGAGAGATTGTTAAAGTCTCAAGGAAGAGTTGGAACAGCTGATAATGATATCAATGCACTGAAAAACATGGGAATGGTTCCTGAAGGTTACAGAGTAAATCATTATCTTACTGATCCTGATTCTTACTACATCATTACTGATGTTCCTAACGGAATGAAGTACTTTGAGAGACTACCTATCCAAACTAAAATGGAAGGTGATTTCTCAACTGGTAACGTAAGATACAAAGCTAGAGAAAGATACTCTTTTGGAGTTTCTGACTATAGAGGTATCTACGGCGTTGCAGGTGCTTAATAACTAATTAATTAGAGGCCGCCTAAAAACGGCCTCTTTTTTATATATAAAGGTGTGTAAATGAAAAAAACTCTCATAAATATCTGGGCTTACGACCATCATGCTAAATTTAATATTGAACATGT